CACTATCACCGATACTTGTTGCGGCTGGAAGCTCAGATATCGCTTTTCCCGTTAGTTCTGCCATCGTCAGTCTCCTTTTCCTCAACCTCTTCCACGGCGTGTTCGATAGCATTTCTCAGCATCAGCCCAACACCGGCATACATGTCAGCGTTATCGATGCCGGGAGTGATGGAAATCCGGTTGAGCGTCTGAAGCATTACTGCTACGTCATGCTGCGGGATTTTGCAAATCGTCATCTTTATTGTTCTCCTTTCCCAAGTGAAATAATATATCCTCTGTCGTTCTTGGCAATTCCGTAGAACTCTGTATATCCGTCGTATGACCGAATTACAGCAGAGGAATCAGCAACCTTAAGCACTTCTGTTTCCTGAGAATCCATAAAAGTTGTCAGCACTTCTTGCGTAGTGCTTCCAACTGTCTGGAATCTGAGCAACCCATCAAAATCTGAAATACCATCCCATACGATGTCGAATTCTTTGGTCTTTGTTTTGATTGTCATGTTGCCTCCTTAGTTCCAGAACACAACTTTATAAGTATTACCGTCAATCGTTAAATAGTCAGCATAAAGGCTATGGTAATAACCTTCTTTAAGCAGATATAGATTGTCAAAATTGCAATTGCTGATGCTCCGTTTATCTGCAAGGCTATTTGACAACGATGTGATGTTGGAAGCGTTCGTACCAACCTGATCTAATGTGCTGGTAAATCCGGAATTACCGTATGCGACTGTATAAGCGGCAAGACTTCCAGTCGGGTTTCCATAATCATCCACTCCACCGTAAACAGAACCCGTGCCGTACTTACTCCAACCAATCGAATAGTCGGATAATCCACCACCGCTGAATGTGCCATAATCTCCACCGTATTGTATGTTTCCAGCACTCACGTTTCCTCTGAATGAGCCAGAATTTGCCGTGAGATTTCCGCTCGAATCAACAGAAAAATTGCTTCCTATGCTGATTGAACCTCCTGTGATAGACAGATTCGATGCTGTAACAGCACCGGAACTTGCAACTTGGAAAACAGGAGAAGATGAAGTGCCACCCAACTTGATAGAACCGCCCGTGATCGCAAGATTCGTTGCAGTCACTGCACCAGATCTTGTCACCTTGAAAACCCCAGCACCAAGAGCGATTCCATCAGTGCCGATATATACACCGTTATGCGTGGTGTCATCGTGGCTAGTCATTCCGTTGCGGATGTATGTGTTGCCAATTTCAAAGCCATAAGAACCATTGCCGATGTATCCGCTTGTAGCTGTGATCTTGCCTAATACCTCAATACCGGCACTTGTAGCTTTCAGTACCGTCGCTCTGTTTGATGTAAGCGTCCAAGAAGAGTCTGTCAGATTCCATCCAAACGACTGACTACTTCCTCCACTCTTGCTCACCTTTGCGGCAATGTTTGTCGCATTGATCTCAATGGAACCTCTCAGCGTTCCCTCTTCGCGTGTTGCTCTTGCAACCTCTGCGGTAATGGCATCTGCGGCTACCGTAATTCGCCCGGACAGGATATTCTCCGCATCTGTCGCTCGGATGACCTCTGCGCTGATCTCATTCTCGTTGATGGTCAGTCTGCTTCTGGTGTATGCGCTCTCTCGCTTAAACTGTCGCTCAGACCTCGGCTCATACTTCCACTCGTGATTGACTTCCTCGTCATACGGTGCTTTAAGTGTGGAAGCCATGAGTCGTGAGTGGTTTGTCTGGATGCCCATCACGATACTCGGCACATTGTTTGCGGTGATATTGTCCCCAATCTCTATACTCGGATCAGCGATAGCACCGTCAGCTTCAAACGGCTGGTATCTGTACCCTCTGAGCTTCAATTTGTCGAGCAGCATATAGGCAAGTGCAAGCGTCCCGTTCGGTACAGTGACTTCCAGCACCGACCCCGTATTATTGCCGACGGAATAATCAATTGACTGACCATCCTTTGTCTGCCCGGCATGTACAATCACGCCTGTATATGCCGCTTGCTTCTGGCCTACGTCGAGGGTGCGCATCTTCGTCCCTATATTAACGTTAGACAAGGATATACCACCCCTCATTCCCAAACGTTAATGCTTCCGTGGTTGTTTCGGTTTTGAGATACCGTCCAACCAGATTCTCTTCCGGATCAAGACCGATCAGAGGGACGAACAGGAGCTTATTTTCTGCCGTGATCAAAAAGTTCCCGCAGTTTGCCGCCGCGATATGTTCCAAAACCTCGCGCATCACGTATCCTGTCGGAAGCTCCTCTTTATATTCGGCAGTCAGGTTGCCATTCGTCCTGCTGTCAACGCTCACGCCGATGGTCTGCGCGATCTCTGCCACGGCCAGCTTATCAAGATAGGGCCAGTCGTGGTTCGTATCGGGATAGTCCGCCTCGGTTTTGATCATGCTGTCAAAGGCATTGATTGTCAGCGTATCGATCCCGCTGTCAGTCGCGCCCTTCGCTCTTGTATCGATGTAATATGTCCCGGACGGAAGCCACTCACTGACCTGCGTAGCATTCCTCGCTCTGACATACACTTTGATTTCTGCTCTTTCCGGGATCTCAAAAGCCGGATTAATAATTGTCATCTGCTTGGTGGAGCACACCGCGCCTCCGACAGTCGGAGTGCTTCCGGTCATACCCGGTCTGTCTTTGCTGAGTGACAGAATCTTGTCCTCTGTCATCTCGTTCCCGTTAATGCTGATCTTTGTTTCAAAGTAGTGTTCCCCGGAAACGATGCTTTTATAAAGCGCCGATGTAGTCTGCACAGCTCATCACCTCTCTACCAACGGGAACGTCACGCCGGTCCAGTACTCACGTCCGTTTGGCCTCTTGACCTGATACGTTGCCGGATTGTTGTTTGCGTACATGGTCTTTGTGACCGTTCCGAGCATCGGATCGTCATAGGTGACGGTTACATACTCCGGGAGAATTGCGTTGAGAACGGTTCTGAGTTCACTTGCCGACAGCGGTCTGCACGTTACGTCCAGCCTGATCTTCGTGGTAACTCTCCCACGGTACATCAGGCCGTTCATTGCACGGCCCGTGTCCGGCGAGTCGATGTCATATCGCTGCCACTTCAGACCTCCGTAAGCAATATAGGGAGTCATGTCAATACCATTGATGGTTAATGTCATTTTCATGCCTCCCTTTTACATGCCACCGGCTCTCGCAAACTGGTTCTGATATTTCGTCGTGGACTGCGCAATCTGCCGTCCGTCAAGATAGATGTTGATCGGTCTGTCATCGCCGCCACCGCCGGTCTGAGAGAATGCCGCGACAACCGCATCGAACACACCGGCGCTGATACCTTCGACGATCATCTCATTGTTCGCCACGGCAGTCCTGCCGTTCGTGAACTTGCCGACAAGCTCCCCGTGGTTCGCCATAAACAGACCGTCCTCCGGGAAGCCGCCTGTCGCAAATCCTCCGAGCGATGCCCAGATTCCGCCGTTTTCATCGATTCTTGCCTGACCTTTGTCTCCGAGCTTCTTGAGCGCATTCCACGTTTCAAGCGCAGCATCACGGAGTGTATTCAGATTCGTAACCATGTTCTGACCGTTGTTATATACAGAACGGTTCATCTCGCTCATGGCGCTGCTTCCGTTCTGAGCCATAGACCACGCCGCACCGGACACACCGTCAATAGCGTAGCTTAAATCTGCCATTGCTCCGCTTCCGTTTAACGAAACGTCCCACATAGAGTCCGAAACTCCTGCCGTACTGTTTTTTATATCGGACATACTGGTTCCTACGTTGGAAGCCATGTTGCTCATTTCATTTGTCAGATTGGCTCCGGCATTTGCTCCGCTCTGCTCCATGTCATAGAGCGCTTGGCTGACAGGGTCGGTGATGTAGCCCCTCAGTGCAAGGTCCAAATCTGGGCTTTTCTCTTGCGTGCCGCCGATCATCCCCATGACGATATCTTTTCCGGCATAGTCTCCACGGGACCACCAGAAATTTGCCCATTTTTCTCCGAACACAGACTTGTCAAGCTGATAGCTCAGAACGTTATGAATTGCCGCAAAGTCCGTTTCTTTGATCGCGTTGACAATTCCGTCTTTCACGTTGTCTCCAAGGTCGTCTGGCAGCAGCTCTTCTACAATGTCTCCTAAAAGCCCGAACGCTTTTTTCAATACTTCCTTCAGCTTTACGTAGATCTCTTCATACTTGATGTTCCCGAAAAAGTCCTTCAGAGCGTTCGCGATGGCCGCAGGATCCAGTGTTTCAATCCACTCTGCCAGTTCTGTCAAAGAACCAAGAATGAAGTTGCTGAGATTGATTGCAACTGCTTTCCAGTCAAGGTTAATGACCGCGCCGTAGATCAGATCCCACAGCGCTGTCCGAAGCCGCATTCTTAGCCGTCCAAGCTGTGTGAAGTCCACTTCTGACATTGCGTTGTTGATAAACTCCGAAACACGGGAACCGAGGTTCTTAAAATCCGCTGTTTTGAGAAAGTTGTAAGCTACCGTGATGGACGCCTGAAGACCTGCGCCAATCTTCTTCCCGTATCCCTTCCAGTCCACCATATCGACGATCTCGTTGAACTTCTCACCCAGAAGCGTACCGAGAAGCGCCCACTCTCCGTTTTCAAACGCCTCTCTGATTTCCGCAAAGAAGTCGTTGACCGGGGCTTCCTCAAACATATTCTCGTAATCTGGTGCGGCTTTTCCGCCGCCGCCGCCGCTTGGATCGGATTGTTCCTCCAGCCGGTTGATCTCATCAATTCCCATCAGCTGGTTTTTCCATTCCTTCGCCGCCTTGGCAGCGCCGCTTGCGGATTCCGCCCACTGCTTGTTGTAGTCAACGGCCTTCAGGTATGTCCCTTTACCGCTCATCAGCGCAAAGAACTGCGTAATGGCGTCGGCCGCTTTCGTGACAAGATTGATCAGTCTGATAATGATCGGCTCAATATACGCAATCATGGTTGCCCATGCGGCACCGAGCTGGTTGGACATCTTGAATTCAGAGCTGGAAATGTTGTCGTATGCGTCCGCGATATAGCTTGTGGCGTCACCGAACTCTCTGGCATAGTGGTATGCATTCTCGACGCCTTCCTTCAGAGCATCCGTAACATATTTGATTGCGCTTCGGATTGCACGGTAAAACGCAATGCGGCTGAATGAGTTGATAACGTTCCTGATTCTGCCGAGAGACTTTTCAAGACCGGCAAAAGCAGATTTGTCCCATATGCCCTTTATCTGTTTCCCGGCAAAACTCAGAATGCTCTTGGCAATGCTTTTTGCGTAACCGGCAGCACTTTTAAGCGCACTTCCGAACGCTTGCACTCCAGCCTTGACGTTCCCCTTCAGATCCTTCCCGATTTGTTTCAAATTGTCTTTAAGTTCTGACGCATTATCATATTGAGGGGCAAACCCAGTTCCTGTTTTCCCACTAACACTTGTTTTTGCGGATTTTTGCGCCGCTTTAAGGTCTTTTTCAAGTGTTCTGTCTATCTGCGCCTCGACATTTTTTATTTGCAGTGCCGCGTTTACAAATCCTTTGTCATCTATTTTCCCCAGAGACATCTTTTTGTTCAGCTCTTGTTTTAGGATGCCAAGCTTTTTTCTGAGCAATTCGATTTTGCTCATCGCCTGAACGCTGCTGTCACTGATATTTTGGAATGTGTTTTTTGTACCTGATGTTCCGCTTTTTACATCTTGCTGTGCCGTCTTCAGTTCTTTTAAACTTTTTGCAAGCTTCTTAATATCTTCTACTGCTTTTGTAGACGATGCACCGATTTCGATGCTCAAACTGTCGATTGGTCCTGCTCCTTCAGCCACGGTACATCACCCCTTTGCTTCTTTGTTCTTGCCCCAGTTTTTACCGGCCTGTACAAAACTGCTCATCCACGCAAGGGCAAGCGTCGCTTCCTGTTCTTCATCGCGTGCCTTTCTTGCCTCGTCTCTCTCTCGTCTTTCGCTGAGAGATTGAGGTTCTTTCGGATACGTCACTGGCTGCTGCCCTTTTTGCCTGAAGGCATTCCCGACGGTCGCGTCAAGTGCTCTCAGGATGTAAAGTCCGTTGAGCCAAGCTTCCTCGTCCATGCGTTCTCTCCGCAGTTTGTCGGCCTTATAAAAAGCCCGTACCATCATGGGATCGTCATACCAATACTGTTCATATGTCATGCCGATTGCCATATAGTACGGGCAGTCACGTTCAAATATTTCTATGATCGACAGCGGAGTTGCCTTCTCCTCGCTTACAGCTCCACTGTCACGTGAGGGTTTGCCTCCAGATCTTCTTCGTCCTGAACAATGCTGTTGGACAGCAGAGCCTGCTGGTACAGTTCCATCAACCGCTTGATGATCTGTGGAGTCAGACCGCCCATCTTCTCATAGAGCTTGTCTGTCTGGTTTTTGGACATGCGTTTGTGGTGCGCTCTGAATGCGTAGTACCACAGCTCTTCACCCTTGACAGCGATCAGATCAACAATGTCATCCATCACGAAACCCTGATTCGCCATAAACTTCACGCTCTCGCGGTTGAAGTCCAGCTCATAGGTTTCGTTGGTATCCTTGTCTGTAATCTTGATCGGATTAATTCTTTCTTCCACTTACGTGTTCCTTTCTATCAGCCGTTTACGGTGATGGTCGGCTTCGTGATCCATTGCGGTGCCGTGTTCGGGGTGATGTACAGTGAGGTTTCCAGCATGGATCCGACAGAGGACTCGTTCAGGCCGAGCGGGGACGGGTCGCCCTCAAACGCAACGCACTTTTCCAGCTTGTCATGGACCACGTAGAACCACATGGCCTTGCCTTCATCAAGTGCGTCATGCGCGGAATTGCAGGTCTCCCACGCACTGATCAAATCTGCTGTGATGTTTGCACCGAACTCAAGTGCGCCGCCCAGATCCTTCAAGCCTTCCACATAGGTGCGGAACTCGGTCTCTTCCAGCGTGGTGCTGTCGATGGTTTCAGGAGCAGAGTTAAAGCTCGGAATGCTCTTGATCTCAGGAATCTTCACAAGGCCGCTCTGCGGTCTGGTTCCTGCGCTCGATTCGACTGCGTAATACAGATGCATTCCAGCCGTAGAAAAACGCTGACTCATAGTCAATCAGTCCTTTCTTTCAGTTTTATTCGCTCTGGTAAATAACAAAGTTTTTATCGATCACTGCCTCGTACCGGCAGACAATTCGATAGATGGTTGCGTCCCTCAGATTGGGGACCTGTTCGCGGAACGTTCTGGTAAACCCGATACCGGACAGAACACCATCCAGTGTGTTTGCAATCGCTTTCGCCTCAGACTTTTTGCCGGACGCCTTGTTGGAATAGATGTTGCACTCATACATCACGGAAACTGCGTTCTCGATGTTGTTTGTGCGCATCCGCTCAAGAATCCGATTGTCCGCCTCTACGATGCTGACATGCGGAAACTTTGCTGGCATCTCCACGTACTCCGCAGCAACGTCAATGCCGGTGTGCGCCGCTCTCAGTGCCTTCGCCGCATAATCGTAGATATCATTTTCCAGATCAATCACGACTTAAACACCTCCTGCGCGACACGCCTGATCTCTTGCTTCAAGTCTTTGGCTGTGTTGTACATAGCCATTGTCGGTGGATTACCGAAGGTATGGACTCCATGCCCACCGGTCTTTTCGCGAGGGAGCCACCAGCCGTTTTCATCGTCCCAGTGTCCCTTCGCATCCGGGTAGGTTCCGGGTCCCATTTTTTGTCCGCCGACCTGCGGATCGGGATGCCCATATCCGATCAGTCCAGCGCCAAACTCTGCAATCAGAACGGTCTCCCCGTTTGCAACGATGGCATATTTCCCGTCTCCGCGATCTTGAACGGAAACGGATATATCCACGGGGCCGGTGTAAATCAGTCTGGAATAGGCAAGGGAAACATTTGTCGCACCCATCATGGTAAGCCGTTCTACGAGAAGCTTTGTCTTTTCCTCAATCGACTTTGAGTAGTCCTCCAGCTGTTTGATCGCCTTGTCAATCGACTTGCTGTCAAACACATCAATGGAGATCTTCATCCGACATCAACCTTCCGTACCGCAATCGAGATCCCGTTCAGGCTCTTCGCCACGCGCTTGACGATGTAGTTGTACTTCGGAAGCTCATACGTCTTCTCAACAACCTCATCATCCGCATACAGGGCTTGGCCTTCGATGATCTCATGCGTCTGCACTTCGGTGTATTCCGGGCGCTTGTCGATGAACAGAACGGTATTCTCATCAATCGGGCAGCTCATGTCGCAGGTGACAATCACCTTGTCGTAGCTGTCAAGATTTCCGAACTGCTCAACCTGATTCTGGCCAGTCGCCGGTGAGATATTCGCCCGAATGGAGACGGCCTTCTTGTACGAAGGGATCAGCTCCCCGGTCTCGTTTCCGTTCTCATCGACAATCGCTTCCTGCGTGTTCGTGTTCAGCAGACAGTACCAGAACTCCGTCTGGTTTCGTTTCAGGTCGCGCATGTCAGCTCACCGTTCCCACAAACGGAGTAACCTCTTCCAGAAGCTGCGCCGAAATCCATGAGCTTTCATACGACCGTGCCACACCGTTTTCGCTGTGGCTCATCTGCCCTTCCGCGCCAATCTTGTTGTACAGGTCCAGCGCCATCCGGTATTGCAGGTCCAGATACCGTGATTCAAGGACAACGTTTCCGTCATCGTCCGTCGGATAGTCCGCAAACGGGAAGCGGCGGGCAAGAATTGCGTACTTCGCCGTTTCCAACAGGTCATAGAGCAGTTCTTCACTGTCATCACCCGTCTTGATTCTCAGCCTTTCCAGTACGGTCATCTTGCCCGCCTCCTTGATTTATTCCGCGTCGGCTTTCTTCTGCCGTCCGCGCCGCTTCGGTGCTTCCACCGGCTCTTCAGGAGGAAAGACTTCCGAAACGAACTCTTTCCCGCTGCCGGACAGGTCCGCAAGCGTTGTCATGTTTGCTCTTCGATCTTCCTCGTTCTCAAAGTGACGGTGAAGCATCATAGCGATTCACCTCACGATCAGGAACCCTTGGAGAGCTTGATCATGCCCTTCGGGTTCAGCAGGTACGGGGCGCAGATCTTGGAAGCCTTGATGACGGTGGACTCGTTCAGGATGTCGCGGTCAACCTCAACAAAGGTGTCGCGCTTCATGAAGATGGCCAGTGTCTTCGGCTTCACGATGTACAGGTTGCCGGAGCTGACAAGGCGGTTGGACACGATGACCTGACAGCCGTATGCCATGCCGACAGAGCCGCGGATCTTCACGTCAGCAGCGATCTCGGACGCGGGAATCCAATCAGAGCCAAGGAGCTGGGAGTAGAAGTCGGGCGTCACCAGAAGGGCCTTCTGGCCGTCGTTGTCTTCGCCGTACTTGGCAAGCGCCTTGGGGATATCCGCCGGTACAAGGCCGGTAGAAGCGCCGGTGTAGTTCTGTTCGGAAGCGCTGTTCGCAGCCAGAGCGGCAAGCAGCTTGGCGTCAACCTTGTCCGCGATTGAAGTAATGAGCTGATTCGTTCCTTCGCCCACAGGGTCGCCGTAGCCGGAAAGAGCGGCCTCGTCGGTGATCTGAATCGCCTTGCCGTACTTCTCTACGGTCACGCTGGTGGTGGTCTGGGTCAGCTTCGCCAGAGGAATGTCATAGCCCTCGGAAACGTCGGAAGCCATTCCAATATAGCCGTAGTAAGGCAGCTTGACGGTGTCGCCTGCTCCGGCGGCAAGCGTGTTGTCGATCATTGCCAGCGGCGCGAACACGATGTTGTCAATCAGCTTCGTGTCGATCAGGTCGGCAATAACTTCAGGGATAAAGAGGGGGGCGGAACGGTAGGTTCCGTAAGTGGTATCAACCTGTGCCATTTGTTATCATCCTTTCTTTGTTCATGGGGACTTACCTCCCCATCAGTTTTCGGTATTCTTCCGGGTGCTCGGACGCGAACTTTGCACGTTCCGTGTACGACATGGCATCCAGCTGCGCTTTGGTCACAGTCGGCCCGTCAGAACCGCCGACACCGGGTGCCGGGATCTTCCCAAACTCCAGACGGAGCGCTTTCTCTTTCGCGGTCCACGCCTTCTGGATTGCCGCCAGAGCCGCATCGACATCTTCCGCACCATACAGATACTCAGCGATCTGAGCTGCGGCGGCGCTGTCGTTGCTGACAATCGGCAGGATCTTTGCCGTGGTGTTCGCAACAGCGCGTTCCTTTCGGAGCGTTTCCAGCTCCTGCATCAGGGCTTCTTGCTGTGCTTTTGCTTCTTCCGCTGCGGCTTCCTCGGTGCTCTGCTTTGCTCTCAGGGCGCGTTTGGAATCCGCTGCTTCCTTGGTTGCCTTGTCCGTCGCGGCCTTCGCCTTCGCCAGTTCCGCTTTCAGACGAGCGATTTCCGCGTTGCTGTCGGCAGCTTCGGTCTGTTCGGTCGTTTCCTGATTGGTTTCAACCTGTTCAGCGCCGGGTTCAACTTCTGTCTTCACGTTCGTGTCAAGTTCTGCCATAGGTCTTTTCTCCTTTGCGTTTTTCAGGTGTTCTCTCACCGTTTGATTTGCGCTTTTATACTGCATCTCCGCAGTTGTGCGTCGTTTAGAGTCCTTCTCTGGACTGATATCTGAAACGGTTTCCCGTTTGTATCCGTATTATCTGGTCCATTCCATCTGCCGGTACTGCTTCACCAGCTCGATTTCTTCCCAGTCCCTGATCGCGGCGTAATGCACGATCTTCGGATTGTCGCCATGCTTGACCCAATAATTCGCGTTATAGTTTCCGTTCATCAGCAGGATATGCCCCTGACAGATTTCGTTGAATACGTCCTGTTCCAGAAACCTGTATTGCCTTGTATTCAGCGCGTCAATCGCCTGCTGTGCTTTTCCGTCTCTCAGCTTTTCGAGGTTGTACATGCAGACGCCGATGTTGGTGTAAACTCTGTCAGGCTTTGTCTTATGCCATTCCGGCGCAGCGCAGAAATAGCAGTCATTCAGCGGCGCGTCCCACAGGATGGAGATGTCATCGTTTACGATGGTGTCCACATCCAGCGACAGGATTCTGTCCAGCTCCGGGAACATCAGCGCAAACGTCGCTCTCATCATCGCCATGTAGGTGAAATCGGAATCCATGTTCGGCCCGCCCGGGCGGAAATAGGTCTGATTGCTGACATTGACGGTTTCCACGCAGTCGGGAAGATAGTATGGGAATTCATCGTCTTCAATCAGCAGATAGACCTTCTCCACATCCGAATTGGCAAGCAGCGACTTCACCGCCGGGACCATGCCGCTGTACAGATTTCTCGTTCCCGTATAGGCTGCTGCTTTCACGGCTTCACCTCATACTCAATGTGCTTCAGAAATGTTCTGAGGTCCGTCTGCTCCATCAGCATTCCGTTTTTCACCGCGTTTGCCCTTGCCGTAACCGCGAGTTCCGCAATGTACTGATTCGTCAGGTCGTTGAACGTCCCACGGAATTCCATCCAGTAGCGCCGGAACGCTTTCTCCGCTTCTCTGAGATACTTTGCGTTCTTTGCCATGTGATACCGGGTTTTCTGGAAATCGTAATAGCTGTTCAAAACCGTCATCCCGACAGCGGCCCTGTAGAATTCATCGTAGCCTCTTTGCTTCTGAATCCGGCAGATCGCGGTGCGGGATGCCATCACATGCTCGTAGGTCTTCAGCACGTAGTCTTCCCGGTCTGCCCGGACCGTGCTGTTATCATTCCACCGCCATAGGTAGATCGGTGTGCTGATCTTCTTCAGCTTCCCGTTCAGTTGCTGGACCGTGGAGTACACCAGCATGTTGAAGTAACCGTCCTCGTGAATCGTGAGGCTGTCGTCGAATCGGAGATTGTTTTCAACCAGAAACTGTCTCCGATAGACCTTGCCGTGGATGAATGTAAGATCCTCGTTGTGACCGACAATCTGAAGGCTGCCGTCATGGTCTTTGAACTCCTCCACGAAGTTCGGCATGAACACGTCGAAGCCTTCCTGCATGGCGGAGAAGATCGCGTGCAGTCCGTAGTTGTTCAGGAACCCGTCGTCGATGTCGCAGAACATCACATAGTCCGCATTGCTTCCGTCCAGCCCGCAATTCCTTGCAGCCGAGACGCCTCCATGCTCCTTGACGATGTAGTCCACAGTGAACGGATAGGTGCTCAGTTTCAGCATGGCGTTTTCCATACTGCCAAACAGGATGTTGTCCCCGTCGTTGACAACAATCACCCGGATGTCGTCGAAGTGAATGCCGCGCTGCAATGCGATACTGTCAAACAGGTACTTGCACGTGCTCCACGGTTCCTTATAATGCGGCACGATAATGTCGAGAGTCATATAGTTCCTCTTTTGGGTTATTTCACAGGCTCAAGAATGCACCGGCAGCGCCAGTGAGGTACCGGCGGTACCTTATCGATGTCGAAGATCTTTCCGTCCAGTTCATTGCAGGTATTGCAAACCTTGCTGTCCTTCTCCGACACCCACTTGACTTTCTTGATTCCTGCTTTCTGATATCCATCAACAGTGGCATAAAACACACTGTTATCAGCGTACTGCGAAACCTGCAATGTCAAGAGCTTCAGCGCCTTATCCACCTCGGCGACCTTGTCCTGCGCTGCCAGAATCGCCTCTGCCGTGCGCTGTTTCTTTCGCTCCACCTCATTGACGAAGCTGTACAGCGTAAGCGCGTCATACTCTTCCAGCATGTCCAGAACCCAGTCATCCGTGATGGAATCCTCCGCCAGCTTCTCTGCTTTTTTTCGGTCCATCCCGGCAAGGATCAGCGCCTCCAAATATGCATCTTCCGCGATCTGACGGTATCGCCGTTTCGCAATCCTGACCGCATCGTCATAGACCTTCGTGACCGACCGCAGCACATTCAGTTCGTCGAACTTCAGCGTCTTCAGCCCGTCGAACGCACGCAGGTTGCGGCGGTTCATGTCCTTGATCGCTTTGTCCGCAAGGTCGTAGTTCATCTCCTGAACCCGCCGCCCCTACGGCTCCTCTGCGCGATTCTCCTGCACTCATCTCGGTCATATACCTGACGGTTGTTGCGCTTCTTGAATCTGCGCTTGCAGACCGGGCAGACACCGTAGTTTCCGTCAGAGCCGCTGGTCTCGTCGGCGCTCTCTTCCTCTTCCTCCGGCTGCTCATCTTCGCCGCCGGTTTCTTCGCCGGGATAACTCGTAACGCTCCCTCCACCCGTGACACCTAGACCGCTGAACTGGTCCAGTTCGCTCTGCCTCTGCTTCTGATACTCGTCAAAAGCCATTGCGTCACTCTCAGGATCCTGACTGAGGTGGCTGTACTTGAACGCCTGAAGCGAAGTGCATCCGGCAGTCCGCAGTGTGGAGAAGCTCTGCGTCTTGACCAGCAGATCCTCGTAGCTCCGTCTGATAAACTTCGGTTCAACATCGGAAACATTCAGGCCGGTCAGGACGTTCGCGTCCTCGCAGATCTTCAGAACGATTTTCAGGAAGGTCGTTTCCGCTTCCTTCCACATGCCATGCGTTTCAAGAGACCGAGCCTCTGCGTTCCACCAGCCGTTCTTCATGATGATCGCGCCGTTGTTGGAGCTGTCAGAGGTGTTGGCATTGCCCTGACTCGGCATACCGACGATCTGGAGGATGGTATGGTAAATATCGTCCACAAGCGTCTGCGTCTGGCTCTGGTCAAGCTGCTCGTTCAGGTAGTAGACCTTGCTGGACCGCCCGTCGATGGCCGGTGGCAGTTTCAGTGCGCCGAGGTCCTTCAGTTCCAAGAACTGCTCCCTCGTGATGTCCACGCCCTCGAAGACCATGATCGCCTGAATGAACTGGTCGATGCCGTCCAGCCTGTTGCTCAGACAGGAGTTATAGGCATCCAGAAGCGGCAGAACCACCTCAAACGCGCCCATATACACACTGTTGCATGGATATTCAATCAGGTTGACCATGCCGAAGTTGTGGACAGTTTTCCCGACTCTCTTGTCTGCCGTCGTCGCCGTCCCTGCAACTTTATAAGTTACATTCGGCGTGTACACGGTGTACTGTACCTGCGACTTGGTCTCATCCAGAAACACATAGGTCACACCTGCGATCACTTTCTTGGTCACATCGTTCAGGCGAATGACGAACGTGTTCCTCGGGTCCGGGATGTAGATCTCAAACGGGGCCTCGTCAAAGTGCTCCCCGTTTTCAATAGCCTTTGCGGTTTCTTCCGATTTGTCATTCAGGACAAGCCTATACCCGACACCGGAGGTGAACATCTTGTAGGCAAGGTCCATGTCCTTTGACTGCTTGCCCTCAGACAGCATCATTGAGTTGAGCTTTTCAACCTTCTTCGGTACGCTCTTCTTGCTGCCACGCGAGATGTACTGGATCGGCTCACCGGCAAACTCAGCAGTTTTGAACGTCACAATCTGATTCGCCACGTTCACAACGATCTTGTTGTTGATCTCATTGTGGTACTTCTTGATGCGCTCCAGAATCGGCTGAATGCCCCTCAGATACTTTTCGAGGTACACTTCCTCCGCACGGTTCCGGTTGTGGACCACCAGCGCCTTGTTCAGTACCTCCAGCAAGTTCTCGTCCGTGATTTCACTCTCGTTGGTGAAAATCTGATGTCTGCCGTGCAGCTGTTTCGGCGGCATATCTGCATAAGCGTTATCATCCGTAGAGCTTTTCAGCCCTCTCAGCTTTACTTCCTTCTGTTCCGCCGCCTCTTCGGTCACGCCCTCGGTTCCGGCAGCAACATTTTCAGTTGTATCGCTCATGTGCTCACCGCCTGTTAGTAGTCGTTGGGAGCAGGAGCGGGGATCGAACCCGCGATCTTCTGGTCATGGGCCAGACGAGATACCTCTTCTCCATCCTGCGATATTGTGGCGATTTTCACGCCGCTGCTCTCGTCTCATCCCGAAGAGGAATCCGCCGAGCGGTCCCCTCACCTTTTCCTATCGTCGCTGTATAGTATTCAGGCCAGCAGTCATGGGGCTTTACGTAGAAAGGAGGTGCATCCGATCCGGGAAACACTTCAAAACCGGATCCGTCCGCAACCGCCCCGGCAGGACATGCCTAACCTGCCGGAACGCAAAAACGGCAAAGAAAAAGCCGTCAGAGAAGCAAACAAAAAAGGGACCAACCAACTGCATTTCTGCAATCGGTTAGTCCCATTCAGACTGTTATCATCACCCAGTAGTGACGACCTCACGATATTGAATTCACCCGCCGGTCACTACCACACGGTACTTCGTCTTCATCCTCGGAACCTCATAGATCTTCAGTTCCCCGGATCGCGGGTCATAGTCAAGCTGTACCCGGTTCCCTTCGCTCAACAGCTCGTTAACCGTGGATACCGCTTTTGGTGAAAGCTGGATCTCTGTCCTCACTTATTCCACCTCACGCAAGATATCTAATTTCTCACTTTGTATATTATCACATCTTGCGTTTCTTGTAAAGCATAAAACTAATATTTTCTCATATTTTGCACTTATTTTCAAGCACTTACCACGGCCTCTGCACGACTTCTGCCCGCACTGACGATCCTCTCGTTACAAAATCAATCACCATCGCGCAGCAGTCCGGTGCATCATCATGACGTGATCCTTTGCCGCTAAACGTGAACGAGAACACCTGCTGCATGAATTGTGCATATTCTTTCGGCCTCTTTCCGTCCATCAGGAAGACCATGCGTTCCCGGATGTCCGGTGCAGCAGCAATGATACGGTCACGCTTGCCGGTTCCGGTGAAGTGGCTGGTATTAATCTGCATATTGATCTTGATGCCAGCATTTCGGAGTGCCTTGTCGATGTCCTCACCGTAGCTGGCCGTCATCTTTGTTCCCTCAATCTTCATGGCAGTCACGTTGTACTTCTTCACTGCCGCCACGATCATCGGCTGCGTAACCGTCTTGTCCTCGTTGCTGAAAACAACAGCAGGAACAATCAGGTCATGGTCGTATTGGTTGACAACCACAGCCGCAACATAGTCTCCGCCTCCCCAGCTCGGATCTACCACCATGAAGACACGGTCAGGAATCTTGTCCGGCAGCACTCCGTTGTACATACGCATCTCTGCCGAATCGAACACAGCGCCGTCACGCTCAATCGGCTCCCCTTGGTACTGCGCGTTCCAGCTGGCAAGATCGCCGCTTCGCTCAAAGCTTGCCCGCCTCTGCTGGTAGTACGCTGTCGAGAACCCAACGTCATAGTCATAGTCGAAGTTGCTCTCGTCCTCATCGTTCAGTGCCGGTGTGTTCACAACTTTCCACTTTCTGTCAGCGTACTTCGGATCGTTTTCCAACAGGTCTCTCCGCTTGCCTTGTGGGTCAATTAGGCTCCAGCGGGTCCCGCACCAAATGACCCTTGACATTTCTTTTGCTCTCGGCAGCATGTTGTTGTCCACCTTCGTCCATGCGGCATTCAGTCTGTCTTTGCTCAGAGCTTCTTCAATGCCGCTGATCAGGTCATCCGCTATCAGATATCCGTTGCAGTCGCATGCGCCGTTCAGTGTTCCGTACAGTGACCGACCGGTAAAGCTTGCGTACCGCTTCTGCCTGTCCAGATTAATCAGCAGGTCCTTTGCGTCAGTTGAAACCAACTTCTTCTGTGGAAAGCAGTCACCATATGCATACGTGATGTCATCGTCGAGCACTTCCAGAATGCCCTTGTACAAAACTTTGACAACGCTGTCCGTGTACGAGCAGTACAGATTGCTCCGCTCAGAGTCTCTTCCCATCACCCACAGCATAAACATCATCATGAGTGTGGAGTTGTGGGTAGGCACAAGCATATTCCCGACAAGATACATGCCGTCACCTTCAACGGTGATGCAGTTCCCCTGTACCGGCTCCACATGGGTAATGCTTTTTATCGCTATTGCGCGGCGCATTCCAAACTCCATATTCTGCTTTCTTGGCAGCTCGCACGGAATTTCAATATCCGGAGAAAACGCAATGTAATGCGTTTCGCTTCTCCCGACAACGCCACTTGAAGATGTGGTCGGCTGATGTGTTGTTACCGATACACGCCATCCGAACGTTGAAACAAGCTGAATGAACGTGTCTCTAAGCATCGTATCACAAGTTGCGAAGCAATACCGCTTTTCTTTCCTCGTATAAGTTCCGTCCGTATCCAACAAGCCAGCTAGGAGTTCAAGCCGTTGCGGAATTGACGCTGTAATGTAGTCGTCTGGGATGTACTTGTGCGTCTTTTTTCTGCTGTGGCACATTCCGTATTCCTGTAATTTGCTCCTGAAATCAAATCCGTAATATTCCACGCCTGTTGCTTTGTGGACTGTACTCCATCTTACCTTGTTCCCATTTCTGATGACGCGATCAATAATCGCCCTGTCTGCCGGTGCATTGCAAATTGTGGGGTTTTTACCAGCTCCATCACCGAGCCACACGCCAAGCGTGTATGGGTCGAGCGGGAGTTTCTTTTCTTCCCCCTTAACGTATTTCTTCGCAGGTATCTGAAAACGGTAACGATGGCCCCTTTTCCCCGGAGTGCAACAGTCCGGTTTTGCCCGCATCATTTGTTTCGTTTCGTATTCATGCGTCTCTCTGCAAGCTCTGTCATATATGCGCCACTCATGGTTCTCATGGCACACAACGCTCTCTCCGTTTGTGAACTCCACCTTTACGTTAAGGTCACATTTCGGGTGAACTGCAATAACTTTCTTGAACTCTCCGTCAAGGCCAATAACCTCATCCCCGACAGTAAGATCACCATGATTTTTCCACCCACTGCGTGTCAGAACCGGCGTGTCATCTGCAAGTGCCTTCCCCACACGCGGCGGGCAGCTTAAAAACAATTCGTCCAGATCTCCGAACTCCATATCCTGTAAACTTTTGCAGACAGGCAGTAGCTTTGACCTCCTCGGAAGCCAGAACTGCTCCTTCGCTGGCCGGTTGAACTCCAGCGCTCTCATGAAGCAGTCAAAGTTGACCGGCGCATCATAGATCAGCGTCCTGTGGTACAGGTCCATCGCGCTGCTGTACTTCGTCTTGAGGTGCGCGTGCGCTGCCTTCCTGATCTGCCCTATGTACTCGTGGTCTTCCTTATCCCGCGCATACTCAAACGCATCAACCAGCGCCGACAGATCCTTCGCGCCCAGCCGTATCATCCGCTCTTCAAGCTCTATCTGTTCCTTCGTCTCAAACATTAAGCTCGTCTACCTCCATTCAGTCAGAGGTAGCCGAACAAAAAGGACTACCCCCTCTCAGAAGTAGTCCCATCAGACTGTTGCGCGATCCCCAGTCAGGATCCGCCTATTTACTCGATTACGCTCACATGCAATGCTTATGTATGTATTTTATGTCTCTGCGAATTCTCTTCAGTAGTAAGCGTATTTGAAGTTCTTGAATGTCAAGTGTTATTAGCAGTATTATAATATCCACAATTGCACATTCTCCATCAGGCCTGTCCGTCACCGGATGGGCCTTTTTTGCTCTTGAAATTTTTACGAATTCAGCAATCCTTGATTATCCCATTTGTTGCCGATGACCTCATATTCTTGAACGTACCTTGAATCATTGTAATTTAAGCGAGCACTATCGTCCTGCTCTAAGTCAGTAAAGCACCAACCTTGATAGCAGTGACAACCGATTGAAAAATCTCCTGTGCCAAATTCGCATATAACTTTTGAGTATTCGGTTTCGAGTATATCACCCTCGAATATCTTGTTCCCGTTCTTATCAAGCAAGCCTGTGAACTGTCCTACGGTGTCAGAGTCTACCATGTGGTTAATACCGCACTTCTCTTGTATGTATTCATGGTACTCATCATCAAAGCCGCCGCGATGCACGTTGTAATATCCGTAGACCCATTCTCCATCGTCAACTGTTTCTATGCTCTTTCCACGAAACAGTATTTCTCTCATGTTCCCACCGCCTTTTTTGTTTTTCGCGATATTTTCAGGTCAGGATTTCCCGAACACCTCTTTGCGCCATTTTGCAATATCATCTGCACTCAAACAGCCCCTACTCGCAATGTAGTCTATCACCTTTTTGTATCCGTCAAGATTGAAGTGTACCACTCCATCGACTTCAAACATGCAGACTCTGTTGTGCTTTACCTTAATCAAATACCGAAACACTTCGCCCATTTCGTTTTCGCGCCGACTAAGGTAATATCCCGGTACTATATCTCGCACCCATTTCGGAATATCGTATTCCGTGAAGTGCTTCTCGCCAATCGCATCCCATACGACGATTCTATCTCGCCTTGCGCTGATGTCTATGATGTTTCCGTATCTTGTCATACGTCAAACCTCCTGTAGAACTCAACCTTTCCGTTTTCATCTACTCGTACGCTTGCCTCTGGGTCTATCCCTTCGCGTTTGTCTTCCTTGTCCATTCTTGCCGTTAGTGTTTCCTTGATGTACTTGTTGATCGGCACGCCAGCCATCGCCGCATGTACCTTCAGCC